AATGAAAATTGTGGAGTAGAGCAAGTTCTTGTATACAATAAAATTGATGAAGAAAAGAAAGATCCAACTTTATTAATAAATGTATTGGAAGAAGAGTAATGGCAAATTTTATTGATATAAAAGATTTTGATGGAGCATTAACCAATGCAGACCTGGAAGATCTACCAGATAATGTAGCCCAGGAGATTAAGAACCTTAAGATTGAAGCAGGAAGGTTAAAGAAAACTTTTGGTGCAGGAACACCATCAGGAACGCCAACAATAGGCTTATCCTTTGTAAACACCACAACAAGTAAGACTTATGCTGTCTACAATGTATACACCTTTATTTCGGATAAATTTTCAGGAAACTTAAATGATGCTGGGGATGGCTACAGATACATACTCGTAACCATTAATGAAGATAAGAAAGTCAAATTATGGTGGTACGATCCTTCGTTACCAGATGTAACGGACCATTTACAAATAGAAAATAATATTATGTGGTTTAAAACAGGTGTGGTAGCACATGGTATTGTAGAAGATGATTATGTACTGGTCCAAGAATGTAAAGATAATGCTTCGCCACAGGCAAGTATTTCGGGTGCAGGGGTATATCAACAAGCAGATCATATAACATCTACTACATCGGTTGGTATTAATACAGATAGTGCTTCGACCTGGGGTGGAAAAAGTTTTTTTGAAACAACTTTAACATATGGTGCTGTAGACAAATCATGGGGAGGGAAACATTCTACTCATGTTATCGTAGATGAAGCTGTTGATTTTGGAGGAACTAATTTAAGTATATTAGAACAAATTGCTGTTGCACCAATGACTTCCAATGGCAGGGTATTATCTCTTGCAAACACAGGAACATCGGTAGTGACATTAAGTACAGGTTCTGATTATATAGATTTAAATCAATCAGCATATAATAGCTACAAAGGTGGTTCTTTTTCAGGTTTTGGCGTATGTGGGATGAAAGGTTTTAATAATGCTGTATATGTGCATTATTCTTACAATGGGGGAAGTCCCACAGTTCATTACAATCAAATTGTTAAATATACTTGTACTACTGGAGGATCTATTCAAGAAACAGTGGTTGGGGCTTTGCCAAGTTCAACTGTTACAACTCAAAATTCTCATTTAATCATTGCAAATAATAAGCTGTATATACTTGCAGAAACATTAGGGCTATATACTGTAGATACTTCGGATAATATTGCTCAAATGACATTGGGTATTTCAGGAGGAGGTACAATTCCTATTGCAGATACAAAAGGGCTTACTTCTATTGCACAAACCAATAAATTATCTGCAACTGGATCTACAAGCTTAAGTGATGTAGTCCATGAATATTTGGTAGTGCAAACACTTGAGTCAGGAGACATAAAATATTACACATTGGATATTTTAAGCAGTGAAACAAATTTTGCTTTACAGAGCAGTGCTACAGTTGCAGGGACACCACACCATTTAACCAAAACAGATTTTGGTCAAAACAGCAATCGAAGTGAATCTATTGTTTCTCATTACTCAAGGGGATCTGATTACTTTATACAGTATTCTACTCATGCAGACTCTACAGTAATTAGTGCATTATCTACAGATGTAAATGCTTCCAAATTTCCCACTACAATAGACTGTACATTATTGGACCATGCAGTTACTCCAGGTGGATCTCATTATTTAATTGTAGGAACAGATGATATTACCAGCCCTACACAAACCAGTGGAAAATTATGGAGAGTAAATTCGTCTATATCTGCTGAAATTATATGTAATCCAGGAACAGGTGATGTTGATAACGATAAGGATCATTGGAATCCAACTTGTTTTGCAGATTGCCATACTGGATCAGGGTTTTTTACTCATGCAAAAGGTTATATTGCATTATATGGTACAGAAGCCCAAGCTGGTGCCCCTGCTGGAAATAGTGCAGATGTGTATCGCATGACAGATATAGGTTGGTATGCAAATACCTGGAACGGATCAGGAGATTGTGACTACAGGTGGATTGATATTATGGATAAGTATAACATCGGTGAAGTAGATACCTCTAATCAATTAACAACCCCTGTTATATATCATAATAACGACAGAAACCCTGTAATTCCTTCAGGAGATACCATACGATTTGTACCAGGAGCAGTAGGAAAAATATCAGACATAGAAGCCAAAGGAGTCTGGCTTGGATATATCAATAGATCGTTGTTTAATAATCTTGTGTCTGCGAATGCAAACTGGTTCTTGTATGCAAATAAATTAAATAACCCATTTTCTATTACAAATACAATACAGTACAACACAGGAACTTCAATTAGACCAGGGAATAGCGTAAAATACAATATAACAGCAGTATATGATGGAGTACAGGAAACTTTATTTGACAAATCAAAAGAAAAAGTTTTAAGCGAAACTGGTATAAATAACAGTGTTATTGAGTTAGAAATTGAGTTTGATGCCAGTGCATTAAATAAGCGAATTACGGGAATTAATGTATACAGAGCAACTGAATTTACCAATACAACCAGTTTTGATGGGTATAGCAACTATCAACTTATTGGGCATATGACTTTTGTGGATTCTCAAACAGCAATACCTACAACAACTTCTAATACTATAGGAAGGCTTCATGTTTGGCGTGAGGACTGTGTGTTTATTAAAAGCACAGAAAATTTAAATGGTTATGATGGAGAGAAATATGGAGTAAATAAATACGCTTTAGGCGTAGATGGTGGTTGGGATGGTATTGATGCGATGACCGAATGGGCTGGTCCTCCAGCAAGTGGGGTAAGTGATGAGTTTCAATGGACAGTGTATCATTCTCCTCTTGCAAGAAAAATGAATGCAACCCAAGAATATATGATAGTGTCTGCTCTTGCGAAAGACAATACACTTGCAAACACATATAAATGTGAAATAGAAGATGAATCAGTGGTTATTAATGATGTTGCCTCTGATTATGATTATACTGGTTTCACTGCAACTGTAGCATCTGGATCAGGCACGTTGCAATTTACTATGAGTAGTGCTGTTGAGGGCTACTTTGCTGTTGATGATAAAATATTGACTGTTGCATCTCCTGCAATGGGAGTGGGTACATATTGGAATGTTATTTCAGTAGGGACTGGATCAAGTCAAATTGTAACTGCATCCAGGCAAGATAGTGGTGTAACTACAGGAGCATCTGGTGTTAAGATATATATGCAGGAACCAGCAAGTGGGGTTTTGGTAGGTGTTGATCGACATGGTCTTGGAAGCCCTACTGCGACAGTAAACTGGTTAGACAATTCTACAGCTTCAGCACCAGAAACCCATGATTTAAATACAGGTATACATATTAGATCTCAAAGCCTACCCAGGTCATACACTAAATCAAATTTAGATAGTGATGCCAGTATGGGAGATAGTTATTTAGATAGTGGCGTTATGATTGGAAGTGATTGGGAAATTGAAAGGCGTAAGAATGGTAAATACTCTACATCATTAGAAAGTACCAGTGGAGGTGCTTATGGTGGTCAAAGAATTGGTTTTTTACATTTTCCATTTCCCGATGATATTACGGGAACATTGGGAACAGACACTACAGGGGATTTATTAACAGAAGGGTATTTTTCTGGTTCATTATTACTGTTACAAGGTGATGAAAGTTTTGAAATAGAAAATAATAGTGCTTATGAGAAAACTTTAGGAGGATGTTGGGTAAAATTAAATCAAAAACACAATGAATTTGGCGTTGATAACAACACAATCGATGAAAGTGATGCTGGTCATGTAAAAGATAATGTTAGAATTATCAGTGGATTTAAACAAACTAATGCCCAGGGTGGAACTACTCCAGGAATGGCATTTCAAACAATCACAGGATCAACTGTTAAAGTAGTATGTCAGGATTTTCGATTGGAGGATTTAGGGGAAACAAGTATTCAAACAGTGTATTCCAATAGAGTAAATGGTCAATTTGCTGTCAAGCTAAAGGGAAGAATGTTTTTGGGTAATTTGATATTAAACCCAGAAGATAAACAGGAAGAGCATGAAGATTGGATTGCCTACAGCGAATTAAATCAATACGACAATAGACCTGTATCCAATGTAATAACCCTGGATGACAGGGAAGGTGGTGCAGTATCAGGATTGGCTGTGTTGTTTGGTAGGCTTATTGTTTTTAAGCCACAGGCAATATTTATACTGAATGTTAATGATCCTGCTGATCCAAATACCTGGAACATTACAGAATCCAAGCATAGCATTGGGAACATTGCTCCAGAGGGTGTAGTAGAGGTGCATGATAGCGTATACTTTGTATTTCACGATGGTATTTATGCAGTGACCTCAAATATGGTTGCAGACTCTACAGCAACACCAAGTGTCATGGAGAAAATTACATTACCGATTGAAGATCAGTTTAATTCTGCAAACAGTAAAAAAGATATTAAAGGTATTTACAATCAAAAAGATTCTGAAATTTTATACACCTGGCAAACAGGTAGCCCAGCATCCCAGATTGTATGGGCATACCATGTTGTATTAAAGACCTGGAGAAAGGTTGATACTTCTACCAACCTGGATATACTTGCTTATGGTGAAAACAGCTATCCTATTGCCTGGGATAATACGGATACCGATGTAAAGAAATTTGATGTAGACGAAGCAGTAGGAACAGCCTGGAAATCCAAAAAGTTCAGATTGGACCTGGATAACAAACGATTGATACGATACGGGATGATACAGTTTACAGGGACCGATACATTAACTGTTAATCTGTACTTGGATGGATCAGGTTCTGCATCCTTTACCAAAACAATTACAGCCGATGGTGGCGTAAACAGGTTTCCAATCAAACGATATGGAAAGAATTTTGAAATTGAATTAACCACTCCAACGAGTACCAATGCTTTCTCGGTGGAGAGAATGAGAATAGAAACGGAGTAAGTTATGGATCCCATGACCATGATGATGATTGCCCAGGGTGCTGTGAAAGCAGGACAGGCAGGATCACGATTATTAAAACCAAAGTTCGGTGGAACAGCCTATGGCAGAATGCTGAAGAAACGACAAACCCAGGGTAACCTGACTCCTGGACAGGAATCTATTGCTCTTGGTAGAACAGCCGAAACAGCCACAAAACAGGCAAATTTGGCGAATAAACGCTACATGGGATCGATGATTAATAAAGGGTTACAAGGAAGTATCTCTGCTCAAAGAGGATTACGAGAAGCTGAAGCAGATGTAAGAAGAACTGTAGCTGACACAGGTAAAGACATTTATCAAAGCGAAGAACAGGCGAAGTCTAAAGCAAAGCTGGATTACGCCAGAGCAATGGACCAGGATAAGTCAGAGCGTAGACAGGCATTAATAGGTACTGTAGGTGCAATAGGTGAAACTGCATTAAAAGCAGGAGCGAATGAATATGGTGCAAGAGTAGGAAAACAGCAATCCCAGGATCAAGCATACTTACAAGCTATGCAAAAATATGGAAAAGGAAACTTTAGCGAAACATTTAGCCCACAAACTGGTGAGAGTATTGGATACACTGGAGGAGAAGGATTAACTCCAGACGATAAAAGATCAATTGATGTATATGCTCAAAAAACAGGAGTAAGAAATGCTACAGGATTATCAGATGCTTACACTCGTTTTCGTACTGGAGAAATTGATGGAACTGCATTAAGAAAGCAATTGAGTTCATTTATGACAAATGAAGAAATAGATGATTTCTTTTTAAAAATGGGAGGTGGAAAATAATGGAAGATTGGCAAAAACAATTACTTGATAATGTAAGCAATCGAAAAAAACAAAACTATGCAGATACATTAAAGCAGAATCGATTAGCAGAAGAAGAAATGCGAAAGGCAACACCAGAGTACAAGGAACAAAAACAAAAAGATCAATTAAAAGACCAATTAAAAACCAGGCGAGAATTACAGGAAGAAAAAAGAAAATCAACCCCACAGGAAGATATACTTCGTTTTGGTCAACAGCAAAAGAAATTCAGAGATCTTGCTTATAAAGAACGAGTATTGACAGAAACAGATGATAAAGGTACTGAAGATGAAAGCGATGATGAGACAAAAGTATCTATGCAGTATGTCGCAAGACCAGGAGGAGCAATATTTAAACAACAAGAAGAAGCCTATAGTGATAGTTTAAAGTTAGCAGGATTAGCACAGCAATATGGGGCACGAACTCCTGATATAAGAAAAATTGATAGGAATCGAAAAGAAATAGGAGAAGAACGAACTCGTATTGCTGGTGAAAAATGGAAGCAATTAATGACACAAAAACTGCCTATGCGACCTGGAGCAGATGGAACATATTCAGAAGTTACAGATAAGGAAAAATTTGAGATGGCAAACGATATTGCAAACGAAGAATTAGTTAAAAAATATGGCAAAGGAATTATCCCATTATTAACAGCATTGAAAAATAGATAATGGCAGATCCCTTTAACCCACAATCACAGCGTAATACTTTAGATGATATACTGGACCAGGCATTTAATGACCTGGAACTGGAACGACAACGACAGGAAAACATTATCAATGCTCCTGATCCTGCACAGCGATTAGGTGAAATCCAAAAGGTAGAAAAACAGGTAGAGAATGAAGTTCCTGAAGTTCAGGAAGCTGTAAGACAAAAAGCATATACCGATACTTCCTATTATACGGGCAGACCATTCGCATCTCAACAGCCCCAAAAACAAGGGAAAAAACGACAGCCTATATCAGAAGCGATGTACAATAGATTGGCTCAAGGAAGTGCTGAATTGGGGCAAGGATTGGCATCTGCACCTGGTCTTATCTATGGATTAGCATCGTTTCCTCAAAGACAGTTAGCAAAAATACCAGGATTGGAATCATTGGATGATGGAACCAGGGAAGTAGAAGAATATTTATCTTTAAATCCTGTTGCAAAATA